TTAAGGTTTGCATTAAGAGCAGGAGTGTAGTCTAGAACACCAGCCATTGTTAGTGCAGATGCAACATCAGCAGAACAAAGGATCATGTTACCCTTTCCTCTACGAGTTCTTTGTGCGATTGCGTTTGCATCTCTTTCCATTTGGAAAATCAGACCTTTGAACTTCTCAACTGACCATCTTCCGTTTGAATCAGTGTCAAGATCGAATATACCAGTGGATGCAACGTTACTCTGTGCACCAGTTTCAGCAGTTTTGTAGATAGTTCTAATAACTTCTCTATTGATTTCAGCAAGAATCTCTGTTGAGAGAATGTTTGCTAATTCTGCTTCAGCATTCAATCCGTGGATTGCCTTAAGGTCTTGTGCTAGTTCTAAACTGTACTCAGCTTTGAGTGCTCTGGACTTCGCAGTCACAGTAACTTTCTCAATACTGAATCCCATTTGACGGAACTCACGGTTTTCTGTACCTAAAGATTCTGCGTCTTCGGTATCCATACCTTGACCAACCTTATAACCAAACTGAGTTGCGTTAGTAGGACCACCACCAGATGATGGGTTTAGCGCAGATGGATCAGATGATTGAGAACCACCAGTAGTACCGAAACCAACTGCAGATCCGTTTGAACCAGAAACATAACCGCTACCAACATCAAGACCACCAGCAACGGTGCTCTGTGTTGAGAATGCACTGTCTGCTTCGTCGAATAGTGCTTCTGCACCAGTCATGCTCTCGAAGCGTGAACGCATTGCGAATATAAGACCTGTTGGTCCTGTCATTGGTTGTACACCAGCAAGGTCATAAGCGACCAAGTTTGGCATTGAACGTCTGATTAGACTGATTAATACAGGGTCGAAACCTTGTGTTGCGCCAGAAGCGGTTGCAGAGAAACCTGCTGTTCCACCATCAGAACCTGTGTTGTTTGTTGGTGATGCTTCGGAAAGAAACTCTCTTTCTTCTCTAATTGCTTGTTCTTGGTTCTCCAAGAGTGCTGCGGTCACTGCTCTACGATGAGGATCTTTGATTGGATCTAGACCTTCATAATCTAGTAGAGGTGCCCACTTCTCCTGAAGATGATCAGAATTTGGGGTTTGCATTTAATTTTACCTAAATTGTAGTTTGATTTATACTATAAAAATCACTTTTTAACAGATCTGCTTATCGCTTTGAGATAGGATTCCATCGAACCAGTGACAGCTGGTTGCTGATGACCTGTTTCCGCACCCTCAGATAAGTTTTCTGTTTGTTGTTTTGGAGCGCCAGGATTAGCTGGGAAATAAGAATTTCTCAGTGTAACTAGCTTCTCACGATAGTTGTCTTCACCATCAAACTCAACACTTTCGGCGAGACTTGCAAGTTTGTCCTTCTGTGTTACAGCAAGACCTTCAGATACATCTGCTAAGATGACATCAGAAGTTGATTCTGCTAATCTCTTATTAAGAGCAACGTTTTTATCTATCTGCTCGTTGAGTTTTCCTTCCATTTCATCAAGTTTTTCTACCATGCTATTAAGTACATCGTATTTATCTTCAGGGATTGTAACATAATGATCTTCAAATAGACTCTTCATTCCTGTTAAGAATGAGTCTGTCATTTCTGTCTTAAGACCTGCTTCAACAGCAAGTTTGTTCTCAGACATCCATTCGTCAGACACATACTCAAGATATGCATCTACACGCTCGGCAAGTTCTGCCTTAACAGAAGCAACTTCTTCTACAATAGTTTTTTCGTATTGCTCTTGTAGTTCAGATTTTACTTCTGAAATCTTTGTTTTTATTGCTGCTTCAAAAATAGTACGTGCCTTATTTTGAAACTCCTCAGATAACTCCTCGCCTTCAAGTAATGCAGTAAGATCTTCTTCTACATCAATTGAATCTTCGATTTGCTCTTCGGCTACAACCTCTTCCTCTTCAGAAGATTCTTCCTCGGCAACAATTTCTTGCTCTTCGGATTCTGTAGTCTCCTCTTCGGATACAACATCTGCCTGGTCCTCAGTAGTCTGCTCATCTTCGGCAACTACTTCACCTTCTACTTCCTCTTCTTCCTTCATTCCTTTTGGCATAGGTTCAGCAGGTTTTGCCCCTTTATTGACAATATCCTTGACTTGCTTCAAAATCATTGAAGGATCTTTGAGTTTTGCAGAATCATCATCTGTCTTATAATTTTCAGGAGTTGGTCCACCTAAGTCTTCAACTGTTGGTGGTGTACCACCTGTAGTCAGTTTTGGCATAGGCTCTGCAGGTTTTGCTCCTTTGGTTACTACGTTTTCCATTTTGTCTAAATTGTTCCCAACGGACGGTTTGTTTATTTTTAGTTATAAAAACTAATATTATTTATAGAACTTAAAGATTTAGTAAAAAATCGTTAAAAAGATTTAATTTATGTTCTTCAAGTGCTTTCTGATCAACGAGTGTATTAATACGTTTCTCAGTTTGTTTTGCGAGTTGTTCACGAAGAATTCCTCCTTCCCAAACCCACTCTTTTCCTTCCATAATTCCAGATACAAAAGCATCAGGAGCAGAAGGATCTGCAACAATATCTGCGGCAGTTGCTAACATGAAATCTTCACCTACAACTTTGCATCCTTTGTTGTCTTCTTTAAGTGATCCAACACCACGAGAAGATACTCCAAGTGTTACACCTTCAGCGATGAGAGACTTTGCAATCTTACCCATCGGAGTTTCTAAAAGTTGTGCCTTCCCAATAAAATTATTTCCTTCTTGACGAAGTGATGTAATTTTATGTGATACACGATCTAAGTTTACTGTTGGTCCTTCCGGATGTCCCAGTTCACCAAGAGCGCGACCTTTCTGTACAAAAGATTCATTGTATCTACCAACCTCTTTTGCAAGAGTGTTTACAGGATACATTCTACCATTACGGTTTTTGATGTCTCCTTGTAGAAAAACACCTTCAATGTACATTTTCTTTTTAGCACCTTTTCCTTCGGTGATAAATTTAACGCTTGAAATTTCTTCTGTGATTAGTTTCATGATTCTACTTAACTAATTGAATATCCTACTTTTGTGCCTTTTAGAGTTGCACCAGCATCAACATATACAACATCTGTATTATTTTTCTCAATAATCTGTGTTGTATTTCCTAGCATTGTAAAGGAACCTATGGTAGCAGAATTAATATTTTCTGAAGCAACAGTAACAAGTCTGGCAGTTGCACCATTGTTTACAAGTAAAACAGTTCTTGCTTCACTGAAACTAGATGCGGCACCTACTGTATTTGGTACGTTTGCTTGTTCCCCTTTTACATTGATTAGCATTATTCCTCCTCAGGTATTTCTTCAGGTTCAACTTCATCAACTTCACTATCATCAAACATTGATGCACCTACATTAGAACGTTCTGCTTCAATTCTTTCAGCAGATTTTGCTAATAATACATCTTTAATTTTATCACTAATATCACTCGGAGATGAGTCAGTGACTATCAAATCTACAATTTCTTCCATTTAATTCAATATAATGTTATAAATTATTTATATCTCTGCCGATTTGGTATCTTTACCTAACTGTGCATCAGTTATCGCAGCATCTTTTTCTAAATCTGGTTCTTGTGGAATATCACCTAAATCACCTTGTGCTAATGGTTCTCCAGTAATTGGATCAACTGCATTTGGATCAGGTATAATTCCATCTTTAATTTCCTGCTCTATCTGATCATCAATTTCGATAATTTCACTATCTGTTTGACGTAAGATTTTTCTTCTTACAAAATCATTTGAATAGTACTTACCAATGTAAGGTTCGATTGTTGCAAGTGTTGCTAATCTTTCATTCATTAATTCAGATTCTTTAAGTTCTGAGAATTGATTATCATATAAGAAATCATACTGAATATGCTCTCTCATCTTCTCCCAATCTTCAGGAGTTACAACATTTTTTAAGATAAGTTGTGTCTTCAATAAGTCATTAAAGAATTGAGCAAATCTCTTTCTTAAACGTCCTACAAATTTAGTGAACTTAAGTTCATCTCTCAAGATTTCAGATGATCTTCCCAAGTTAAATCCACCATCAGATGCAATACGTGACTCAGGAACATTCAGTGCACGATATAATTTTTTCTGAAAGTATTCAATATCAGATAATTCACCGAGATTTTGACCGCCAGGTAACGTAGTAATTTCTGTTCCACGACCACCTTCTCTTCTTGGTAACCAAAAATCTTCCATCATACTCATGAATTTACGATCATCACGAACTTCACCAGTTTGTGCATTGTAAACTAACTTATTACGATAGCGATTCATTACCTCTTTAAGGTATTGTTCTGCTTTTACTTTTGGTAGATTACCAACATCAATATAAAATATTCTTCTTTCTGGTGCTCTTGATAAACGATAGATGACAAGACTATCCTCAATCATTCTTAATTGATTTAATGCCTTGATTGCTTTATGCATATAAGACAAAACGTTTCCACGATTTCTATCAATCAATCCTGATGTACAATAAGTAACTGCATCTTTTGCAATTTTAATACCTTTATTTCCACCAGCACTTGACATCATTGTTGTCGGATAATTTGGTGCAGGAGTGTAAATATAATATTCTTCTAATTCAGGTGTAACTACATTTTCTTCGTTCTGTCTATTATTGACTTTAACATAAGGATCACCTTTATCTTTTTTCTCTTTACGAATATATCTAATCTTGAGTGAATCAATATAACGAATATCCTGTAAACCCTCTTCAGGTTTTTTCTGGTCTATAACTTTTAGATATGCTAACTTACCATCAATATACCAATTACGGAATATCTCATGTGCTTTTCGATCAAAATCTAATATCTCTTTTATATTTTTAAATTCTTGTCTTACAATTGATTTTAATTTATCACTTGCATTTAAGTTTGATAATTCAATTTCAACAGGTGAGTCATATAAATCACTCACTATTGCTTCATTAACAACATCTTCTATGGCACTATCACACTCAGGGTGATTTGCCATTTCCCTATATCTTCTGATTAAATCGTGTTCATTCTTATAAACACCTTCTATGTCAACGTATTGACCATAAAAACCACTCTGTATATAATAGTCAGACCCGTCCTCATTATTTTGAGGAACGGGTGAGACTACCGAGGGCGGTGTCTTATCTTTATCTTCAACGGAGAACCCAAAAAGTCTTGCCATATTATAATTTAACTAGTATTTTATTATTTATCTGATATTTTCACCACCAGCAGAAGGACTAGTTCCCTTGAAGGCTTCCCACCAGTGAACTTGCATCTCTACGGTAAATTCTTCAATCGTATCTGTTGTTTCGTAACTTAGATCAATTGTTGAAATATTAGTTGGGAAAATGTCCCAGAATTTGTATGAACGAAGTATTGAACCATCACGATCTAATTGATGAACAAATGCATCTTTATGGTATGCATCTGGATCAGTTAATCCTGTGGCATCATCTAACTTGTTAATAACGTTCATCCATTTTTCCATCGCTGAACGAATTACGAAGTCAGTGTCGTTAATAACTGTAATAGTCCATGTTTCGAATGTTCTATCACCTGCTACTTTTAAAATACGACCTCTGAATGGTATTTCGACTGGGGCAATGGTTGATGCTGGTAAAGCAGCTGCCTTTACAAGAAACCTTGATTTTTGTAAAACATCGTTTGCGATTGCAACCGCATCTGGAAATGCTAACTCTACCTCAAAGAGATTCGGTCTAGCACCTCCACCAGTTAATTTGCTTTTGAAATCACTAATCTTCCTGAGAGGAATAGTGTTAATTTGTTGACGGGATGGCATAATTGAAAACCTCTACTTTATTAAACGGAACCGATCACTTCTTCAAATGATACGCCAGTTCTTGTGGCGACGAATGTAAGACCAATGAAGTTAATTGATCTTGCAGGTTTAACAAAGATGTCTGCTATGAATTCATTGTTATCTATAACAGCAGCAGTGTTATTTGTTTCATCGCAAATGACGACATAATCTTGAATACCTCTCTTGGATTGAACATCGCGTAAGAAAGGTTCAACAATATTCACAAAGTTTGCCCTTGTGATTTCATCATTAAATTCAAATAATTGATCTTTTGCCGCTGCAGATATTCCATTCTCAAGGAATATGAATAGTCTGCGAACGTTAATACGATCAAATGCAGATGCTTTTGCAAATCCAGTCTTATCACCGAATAATACAATACCTGCGCCAGGTGAGAATATAACTGGATTTATTCTGTTTGAATAAAGTTTATCTCTCTGTATTTTTGTAGGATTGTATGGTAACTTAACTGCGTTTAGGATTGAACCTCTATCAGTACCTGCTGGTGAGAACCAAGGGAAATCATTTATATCATTCCTTGCGCAGGTTCCAGCGATATCTCCATTTAATGGAACATATCTGAAGGTGTTATTAAACCTATCATACATGTATTTGTACCCACTGTCAAATACTGCGAAGGTAGTTGATGATATTGTGTCATAAAACTCAACTACATTATCGGTGATGTCTGAATCACTTAAAATTGTATCTGCTGTATCAGAAGATGTATCTGTAATCATCGCTCCTCTATGTGGAGATATGAATGCAACTGCATCTTGTCTTAACTCAGCAACTGTAATAAGTTTTTCAGCAAGTGCTCTTGTTGAATCACGACCATACTTACCAGAACCCATTAGGAGGAAATCAACATTTACTGTTGTGTCATTCTCAAATTTACCATAACCACTGATTAAATCATCTAACCCTGAGTCTAATGAACCAGCATCTGTTAAATTGTCTTTTCCACCGTAGTTTTTACCACCTGTTAGAACAAGATCTTGTTTTCCTGAAGCATTGAATATAATACCTTCAGCATCCTGATCCCATCCACCATTTGTGGCTTCAGTAAAGTTAGCACCGGTAAATCCAGTTGTTGTTAGACCAATGTTACTTCCAGAAAGTCCAAATAGATTTTCTGAATTTGTATAGAGGTATTGTCTCCAATATGATGGTGAACCTACTGAGAATACTCCATCTTTTGCTTTTGATAGATTGAGATGCTTCTCTAGAATTGTTCCAGCATTTCCAGTGACAGTTCCCTTTGCGTCAATAACCACGACGTGTACTTCATCAAATCTTCCACCTCTTGTTGCTGCGAACTCTGAAGTACCAGGTGCATCAGCAATTTCATTCCATTTTGCAGTAACTACAGTTTCACTTCCACCTTTAGTTGAAGTTGTTACTGCATAAGTCTGTTCATCATACCAACTCTTTGTTGATTGAACTGATTTTTGACTTGAATTACCATTCAGGAATGTATTTACTGATAGCAATTCAGTTCCGACAGCAATAAGACCACCTGAGTTTAATATTGTTTTTAGGTCTGTACCACCAGCAATTTCAATTGTAGTATCATGGGTACCAATCCCTGTTTTAACTGTTCCGACATTAGGAACAGCAGTTCTCTTTAAGAACTTAACTGTTGCTCCATCACTATGTTCTGCTGCTGTTGAAAGTTCAACTCCTCTAGCTGCAGCACCGCTTAATGTAATTTGACCAGGAGTATTCAAGTCAGCACCGGTTAAACTTATAACTTCTGAATCAATAAGTAAGAATTTACCTGATCCAAGTAAATCATTAGCGACTAATCCTGTAGTATCAATACCGATTGCTGTTCCCGTTGCGCTTAAAACTGCGTTACCTATATTATCAAGTGTCCCTGATTGTGTGTTAAAGAACGCTGTAATTCCTACACCTGCTGCTATAACACCACCGGAATTAGTTCCAAATCCTCTTGTTACGATTGCTGAAGTTGTTCCTGCACCAGTGTTTGGAAAATCAATTGTGCTACTTCCATCTCCATTAACTGTTCCAAACTTATATGTGCTATTGAAGTCTCTTGCAGTTTCAATTCCAGCGGCGTTAACATGACTTAACACCTTGACCTGAATCTGATTTTCTGCTAATCCTGCAGTAGTTCCAATACCAGTAACAATACCTTTAAAATATCCAGTAAGATTTGAAGTTGCACCTGCACCAACATTCACTGTTGTATTTGCTGGCACTGTCTGTGTAACTGCAACTCCTACGTTAATAAGATTTGCATCATTTAAAGTTAGTATTTGGTCTGCTGCACCATCTATAATGGCAACTCTAAGTCCATTTGACCATGAACCTGGATTTTTTGCAGCGACAGTTGCAGTTGTTAATTGATTTAAGTCATATCCCAACTCAGTATAATGGTCTGAACTCCTTATCTTAATAGATGCAGAAGTATCGGTACCGTTTTTCAAACCGTCATCATCTGCTCTAATTACACTAAGAACTCCACCATATGCTAAGTATGATGAACCCACCATCCAAGTTTCATATTGTTTATCAGTATTATGTGGTGTTCCAAATTGATCAACATATTCATTTTCACCAGTAATCGTCACAGGAACATCAACAGGTCCTTTCTCAAATGGTCCTACTATACCACCGACTTTACCTGTTGATCCATCGATTCTACCAATAGTTAAATCGACTTCCCTTACTAGAATACCAGGAGATGCTAAATTTAATGCCATCCCTTACTCCGTCATTTTTGTTCTGAAAATATTTATGAAAAAGGGTATTTACAATGGGGAAACAATGCACGAACTACCAATCTGGATACTCCCATTCGATTA